TATTTGCGTACTTCGCACTGGCAGGCCGTCCGCGCCCTGGCCGTCCGCCGCGCCCTCCGCACCTGCCAACTGTGCGACGCCGAGGGGAGTCTTGAAATCCATCACAGGACTTACGTGCGGCTCGGCGAGGAGCGGCCGGAGGACCTGGTCGCCGTCTGCCGGCCGTGCCACGAGGTTTTCGAGGAGTCGGGCCACCTGCCGATCCCGACCGTCTGGGGGAGGGTCTGATGCACGAGAAAAGGCGGAGGGCGTGGGAAAAAGCCCTGTGTATCGACCAGGCCGAACTGGTCCGCCTGACGCGGGAGCGCATGGCCCAGGTGGACGCCGCGCTGGCCCACGGCCCGGCGGACGACTTCGCCCCCGGGCTGCTCGTGCAGGCGAAGGCCCGCCCGGGGGCGCCCGCCGAAACGGCCCTGTACGTGCTGGCCTGCGGCCCCTTCAACGAGGCCGCCGACAAGAGCCGGTTTATGCGGGCGATCGGCCGCCAGGTCTACGCCGGCCGGCGCGTCCCCACGGCGGCCGTCCTGGCCGCGGAGGCCTGGCGCGCGGAGGGCCCCGAGGGCCGGCCGCGGGACGACCCCGTGCGGCAAGAGGTGATCGTGGTCGCCGGGTGCAGTCTGGACCACAAATACCGGACGTTCGCCACCCTGCCCCTGGGCCGCAACCGGGTGGACAACACCATCGTCCCCGGCGCGTGGTCGCCGGTCCAGACCGAGGGCGTGGGCGGGGCACTCCTGGACGAGTTCTTCCGCGGCTTCCTGGAGGCCGCGCGGTAAACCTGGGGGGAAGATCGGATGACCGACGACGAACGCCTGGCCCGGTGGCTGCACGCGACGTTCCTGACGAGCGACGTCGGCCGGCGCGGCGTGCCGTGGGAGGGATTGCCGCCCGAGCGCCAGGAGCCGTACCTGCACGTCGCCCGGGCGCTCCGGGAGAGGCCGCCCCCGGTGCCGCGCCGCCCCGGTGCCGGTTACCCGACCTACGAGGAGCGCCTCCGCCGGGACGCCCGGGCGGAAATCGAGGAGGCCCTCGGGGAGATCGCCCGCGCGGTGGGCCGCCTGGACCAGGGCACCGGCCAGACCTTCGCGGGCGGCCGCTGGGTCCGCGCGGCCGACGAGGCCATGCGGTTGATCCGCGAGCGACTGGAGCATCTCACATGAGCACGCGCAACACCAACGGCCCCGCCGCCCCCATCACCCCGGACGTCCTGCCGCGGCTTAACGCTGCCTGGGCGGACCTCCACGCCGCCGAGGCCGCGCTGGCGGAGGGCCGCAGCGCCTACCTGGAGCTGCGGCGCACGCGCAACCTGGCCCGCCAGACCCTCGACGAACTGTTCGCCTCGCTTTCGGATCCCACGCCCCTCTACGACGCCGCGGAGGGCCTGGCGGCCGAGGTGCGCCTGCCCGTGCCGCCCGCGCGGGTGCCGGCCGGCGAGGTCGGGCGGAGAGACGACGTCTTCACCGCCGGCTGCCGGGTGCGCGACGTTCACGGCGGGACGGCGCTGGGCACCGTGCGCGCGCTGAGCGCGGGCCACGTCGTCGTCCAGTGGGACCACGGCGGGCAGACCAACGACCTCCTGGGGTCGCTGGAAGTGGTGCCGGCGGATACGAAGCCGGGGCCGGCGAAGAAGGCCGGGAAGGGCCGAAATGGGAAATCCCATAACGGGAATCAGGCGACGGTCGGCGAGTGCAACTGCGGGGCCGACCGCACCGGGCCGAGCGCCGAAGCCCATTCCGCGGAATGCCCGGCGGGCCGGGAAGAGGCGCCGCCCCCGTGCTGCCACCGCTGCGGCTCGACGGGCGGCTCCGTGGTGGACCTTCCCGGCCAGGCCGATGCGGACGACGACCTGATCCCCTGCGACCTGGTCGATTGCGACCTGCTGGTGTCGGTAGGCATTGCGGACAAAGAGGCGGAGCACTTTCACCTTTGCGGCAAGTGTCACGGCGAGCTGGCCGCCGGCCTCCGCGCCGCACAGGGTCGCTGGGAAAAGCCGCCCAAACCCAAGCGGCCCCGCAAGCCCAAGCCCCCGCCGATGCTGGAAACGGAGCTTACCGCCCTGCCCGGCCTGCCCGCGGGAACGCTCAAGGCCCTGGCCCGCAGCGACTGGCGGACCGTCGGCCAGGTCCACGCCCTGGAAGCACACACCTCGCGCGGCCGGGCGGTAATCGAGCTTTCCAAGAAGCCGCTGGCCCTGACCGTCACGCAGGCCACACACCTACTCGACGCCGTCGCGGACTGGGTCAAGGATCAGCTCGCCGGAACTTCGAGTGATTCGGCCCACGGCAAGGACTGCCGCGATATCGGCCGCTGGTGCGCCCCGTCCGAGTTCGCCGGCGTCACGAAGCGCATGGCCGGCCTCATGGCCGACCAGGGCCTGCGCACGCTCGGCGACGTGATCGACCGGGCGGCCACCCTCAAGGAGACCGTCCCCGGCACGCTGGCCCTGGTCCGCTGCCTGACCGCGCGGGCGCGGGGGGCGCTGGCCGCGGCGTGCGCGGACGCGACGGGGGTGAAGTGACATGCCGCGTAAACGCAAGCCCGCCCGCCCTGACCGCCCTTCCCCTTGCACCCGCGCCCCCGGCCGGCGAAGATGACCTCATGACGCGCGGGCCGTCGCCCGCGCCCCCATCCCGAAAGGACCGATCATGGCCGAGACCAGCAAGGAAACCAGTAGCAAGCCCGCCGGCAAGTCCGGCGCCGGCAAACCCGCGCGGCCCAAGGGTGCCAGGCCCAAGGGCGGCAAGGGTAACGGTGGCAAGTAGCGTTTCCAGGCGCAAGGCTCGGCGGCGGGGCTCGCGCGTCGAACCCTACGACCGCCTGGAGGTGTTCGCCCGCGACGGCTGGCGCTGCTGGTTGTGCGGGCACGTCGTGCCCCTGTCGCGGGGCGGCGCGGACGCGCCGGACAACGTGCACTGTGCCCACCACGGCTGCAACGTGCGCCGCGGGGCCGCCGTCCCTCCTGTCTAATCGTGTGGCAAGCTTGGGTATGCCGACCCGACCCGCCACACACCGGCCCCGCCGCACGCCCGTCCCCGAGGACCGGCCCAGTGCCGTGCGCCGCGGCTACGGCCGGCGCTGGCGGGCCTACCGCCTGGAGTACCTGGCGGCGCACCCGCTGTGCGTTGCGTGCCTGGCCCTGGCGCCGGCTCGCCTGACGCCGGCCACGGACGTGGATCACGTGCGGGCGGTGGCGGGGCCGGAAGACCCCACGTTCTTCGACGCGGCCGGGCATCAGGCGCTTTGTCACGCGCATCATTCCGCGAAGACGGCCCGTGAAGACGGAGGAATGGGACGTGCCAAGGATCCTCGATAGTGGGCCGTTCTACCGCGACGCCAACGGCGACGTGCAGGCGTTCTACGACCACCGGGTCGGCAAGTCGTGCCTGGGCCTCCTGGACGGCTACGGCATTCCCCTGCCGCCGGGATCCGCACCGGTCTACCTGGAGATTGCGCAGGAGGACCTCGACGACGGCTCGGCCTGCAACAGCTGCGGCACGCCGTTCTCGCCGGCCGTCCTCCGGGCCGCCGACCTGCCCGGTTTTGACCGCTCGCCGTGGGGCTGGGCACGGGGGTAGGGGGGGGCAGATTAAGATCCGCCCGCGCGCCGTAGACCGTTTACGCAGCGTTTCGCGCGCGGGCGCAGGTTTTGAAAATTCAGGGAGCAAACGCCATGGGCCGCCGCGGGCCGCCCCCCAAGCCGACCCGGTTGCGCATCCTGGAAGGCAACCCGGGCCGGCGCCCCCTCAACGACCGGGAGCCCAAACCCCGGGACGCCACCCCGGTCCTGCCGGCCTGGCTTTCGCCGGACGCGAAAACGGAATGGCGGCGCATCGTCCCCGAGCTGCGCCGGCTGGGCCTCTTGACCCTGGTGGACCGCGCCGCCCTGGCGGCCTACTGCCAGGCGTGGGCGGAGCTGCAAATCGCCACCCGGCTGCTGGAGAAGGAGGGCCGCATCGTCGAGGTCGACGTGTTCGGCAAGGACGGCGCGGTGACCGGCAGTAAGTCGCAACTGCACCCGGCCGTCAAGCTCCAGCGTGACGCCTTCGGCCGGGTCAAGCAATTCCTGGCCGAGTTCGGCCTGACGCCGGCCAGCCGGGCGCGCCTCAACGCCCCCGGGCCGGCCAAGGAAGCGGACCCTTTCGAGGAGTACTTGCAGCGTGGCAGGAGCGACCAGAAAAACGCCTGAGCCCAAACCCTGCCCCGTCGAGGCCTACGCCCGCGCGGTGCTCGCCGGGGAAGTGGTCGCCGGCAGGCTTGTAAAGCTCGCCTGCGCGCGCCATCTCCGCGACCTGGAGGAGGGGCCGGCGCGGGGACTGCGCTGGGACCGGGCCGCGGCCGCCTTTGCGATTGGGTTTTTCGGCTTCCTCAAGCAGAGCAAGGGTGAATGGGCCGGCCAACCCTTGACGCTGCAGCCCTGGCAAGCTTTCGTGGTGGGGTCGATCTTCGGCTGGAAGGGCGCGGACGGCACCCGCCGCTTCAAGACGGCCTATGAGGAACTGGCGCGCAAGAACGGCAAGAGTACGGTGGCGGCAGGGATCGGCCTGCTGCTAGCTTTCTTCAGCGGCGAGCCCGGCGCCGAGGTGTACACCGCGGCCACGAAGCGCGACCAGGCCCGGATCGTCCACTCCGAGGCGGTGCGCATGGTGAAGGCTTCGCCGGTCCTGCGCCAGCGCGTACGGGTATACAAGGACAACCTGAACTCCGAAGCCACGAATTCCAAGTACGAGCCCCTGGGCGCCGACGCCGACACCCTGGACGGCCTGAACCCCAACGGCGTTATTGTGGACGAACTCCACGCCCACAAGACCCGCGCCATGCTCGACGTCCTGGAGACCGCCACGGGCGCCCGGCGCGAGCCGCTCACCTTCGTCATCACCACCGCCGGCGTCGCCGGGGAGAGCGTCTACGGCGAGACGCACGACTACGCCGAGAAGGTGCTTGACGGTCGTCAACAGGACGACACCTTTTTCGCCTTCGTGGCGGCCATTGACGAGGGAGACTCCTGGCAGGACGAGGCCTGCTGGCCCAAGGCCAACCCTAATCTCGGGGTGTCGGTGAAAATCGACGACCTGCGCCGCAAGGCCGAGAAAGCCAAGGCGATGCCGGGCGCCTTGATGGCCTTTCTGCGCCTGCATTTGAACGTGAGGACCCAGGTGCATAGCGCGTGGTTGGACATCGACCGCTGGGACGCCTGCGCGGCAGGGGTGGAAGCGGCCGCGCTCGAAGGCCGGGAGTGCTACGCCGGCCTGGACCTGGCCAGCACGACCGATGTGGCCGCCCTGGTGCTGCTGTTTTCGGACGGCGGCGCCTACGACGTCTTGCCCTGCTTCTGGGTCCCGGAGAACGCTTGCCGCCAGCGCGAGCGGACCAACAAGACCCGGTTTGACGCCTGGGTCCGTGCTGGCCTCATGGAAGCTACCCCCGGCGACGTCATCGACTACGACCGCATCCGCGCCAAAATCAACGAATTGAACGAGCGCTACCACGTCAAGGAGATTGCCATCGACCGCTGGAACAGCACCCAACTCGCCGCCCAACTCGGCGGCGACGGCTTCGAGGTGGTAGGCTTCGGACAGGGGTTCGCCAGCATGTCGGCGCCGACCAAGGAGCTGGAGGGGCTGATCCTTTCCGGGCGACTGCGGCACGGCGGCCACCCGGTGCTGCGCTGGATGGCCGGCAACGTGGCCGTCGAGCAGGACGCGGCGGGGAACCTGAAGCCCAGCAAGAAGAAGAGCACGGAGAAGATTGACGGCGTGGTCGCGCTGGTGATGGCTTTGGGCCGGGCCATGCTGGCGCCGCCCGAAGGGAGTTGGTATTCGCCCGGTTGCCTCGGCAAGGATTGACCCCATGCGCCGCGTGTTCCTGACCGCCCTGGCCAACGCCCGCGACCTGGCGGCGCTCGCCGCCTTCCTGGCCGTGGCCGTGGGCCTCTGGTGGGAAAGGCCGAGCCTGGCCCTGATCGTGCCCGGCGCCCTGGTGTTCGGCTGCCTGGCGTGGGGGCACGTGGCCGGGCGGAGGGAATGAGCCATGGGGTTCGAGACTATTGACCTTATCGCGACGCCCCTTTTCGGGCCGGTCAGGCTGGACGTTGACGAGGGGCGCTACCTCGAAGCGCTCCGGGCCGCGTGGTCGCGGCTGACCGTGGCGGAGGTCGCGCGGCTGTACGGGATCCCGGCGAAGCTGCTCCAGGGCGACCCGCCGCCCCTGGGCGCTGACGAGGCTGAATTGCCGGCCGCCCTTGGGTTCGATCCGGCCGAGCCGATCTGGGGCGTGTCGCCGGTCCGGCGCTTGCTGGCGGAGGCCGACGAGCCGGTGATTGTGACTGGCCGAGTGTGCGCGGCAGCGCTGCCGAAACCAACCCCCCAACCGGGGACCCCTTGATGCTCCTGGACCTCCTTTTCGGCAGCCCCCCTTCCCGCCGCCTGGACTCGGGCGGCGACTGGGGCGGCTTCTGGTTCCGCGGCTGGGGCGAGGGCCGCCGCCGGACCCAGGCCGGGACCGTGGTGGACGAGGAGATCGCGCTCACCTACGACGCCTGCTGGTGTGCCACGCGCATCCTGTCGGAGGCGGTCGCGCAGCTCCCCTTCCTGCTCTACCAGCGCGAGGACGACGACGGCCGCAAGCAGGCCGTCAAACATCCCCTCTATGACCTGCTGAAAAGTCACCCTAACCCCCAGATGGGCAGCATGGTCTTCCGCGAGGGCCGGACCGCGCACCAGCTGAATTGGGGACAGGGTTTCAGTGAGGTGGCCAGGGACTACCGCGGCAATGTCGAGGCCCTCTGGCCGATCCACCCCAGCCGCGTCCGGCCCGCGCGCGTGGGCGACGCCTACGAGGACGGCGGCGCCATTCCCCTGGGTTTTTACGTGGTGCGCAACCCCGACGGCGGCCACACCGCCCTGGCGCCCGAGGAAATGCTGCACGTACCCGGCTGCCTGTCCGAGGACGGGGTGTGGGCCAAGGGGATCATCGCCTATGCCAGAGAGGGCATCGGCTTCGGCCTGAGCACCGAGCGGAGCGGGGCCACGCAGTTCGGCCACGGCCACATGCCGCGCGCGGTCGCCTTCCTGCCGAACATGCGCGAGAAGGACCAGCGCCAGCACTTCCGCCGGGAGTGGAAGGAAATGCACGGCAGCCCCGACGCGGGGGGGATCGCGATCCTGCCCCCCGACGGCAGGATTGAGGTCCTGGGATTCACCGCCGACCAGGCACAGTACCTGGGGACGCGCGCGTTCAACGTGAAGGTGATTGCGCGTTTCTACCGCGTCCCCGTGTACATGCTCCAGGAGTTCGAGAACGCCAGCGCCCGCGCCAGCGTCGAGGCGCAGGGCATCGAGTTCGTGGTCTATTCCCTGCTGCCCCTGATCCGCCGCTGGGAGGAGCAGGTCGCGCTCAAGCTCCTGACGCCGGCGGAGCGGAAAGAATACTTCGCCGAGTTCCTGGTCTCGGGCCTGCTCAGGGGCGACCTCAAGAGCCGCATGGAGGCCTACCGGATCGCCGTGGCCATCGGTGTCCTGACCGTCAACGAGTGCCGGCGCTTGGAGAACCTCCGCGGCATCGGCCCGGCCGG